AGAAGTGCCATTGCCGTACACATAGCCCGTCAGGCTTACAGCACCAGTTCCGCCTTGGCTCACAAGGACGCGATTGACATTGAGCACCTGGGCGACATAGTTCGCCGTGGTGACCTGCTTGTTCACGCCACTTTGGACGATCGGGGTGATCTCTGTGCCGTCGAGCGTTGCCGCAGACGGCATCGCGGATATTTTGGTGTCAGGCATTAGCAGACCTCCATGTAAATCTTGCTACTGTCTTCTTGCAGAACGTAGCCTGAACTTTCCATCAAAATGAAGCAGGTTGTCGGAGGAACGGGAGGCACCACACACGAATAAGTATCGACGACACCGGACCCGCCCGCATCATCCCCGTAGCCGTTGTTCGCATCTGCTACGACACCCGAAGCGCAACCGGGCGTCGTCTGCGCCTGATTAGCCACCCCGGTGTAGCCGATGTAGGCCATTATGCAATACCGGCTTGAATCAGCTTCAGAGTGGCCGTGCCGCCACCGGAATTCACGGTCAGGCGGATACCCGTCACCGGGAAGGCGTAATTACCATCGGCATTTACCGCTTGGGTCGCGATCGTCGGATGCGGGAACCAAGTCGAGAAGCCGACTGCGGGATCATCAAAGGTGTGCTGCACAGTGTAATCAACCGTGCCCGTCACAAGAACGCCGAAACCCACATTGAAGGGAGTGACGTTGGTGTTCATCACGAATGGGGTGGTGGACCCTGCCCCAGTCTTAGAAGCGATCTGAACTTTCATGGCGTATCCAATAAAAAGCGGGGGCCGAAGCCCCCGCTAGATCAGCAGACCCTGCCGCCCTTCTTGAAGGTCCCCGACAATTCGGAGATCGCAACGGGCTTGCTTGGTGGCTTCTTACCTTGGGGCATTGCTACGGGACGCCCAGTATCAACTACGCCCCCCGTAGCAAAAGCTTTTTTTGCTGCACCGCCCTTCTTGTATCCGCCAGCGTTGCCAAGCTTGACATCACCAGTGGGAGCAGAATTGCGGTCGGGGGTAGCCTCGACGACCTTGGTGGTCTTACCCACCATCGTCTTGATGATACCCGACGCAGGCACCGAACCGCCCTTCTTGAAGCCGCCAGCACCGACGACCACACCACCCGTCTTGTATTCGCCGGGTTTCGTGGACTTCATGACACCGCCAGTCTTCAGGCCTTTGTGGGCCTTCGACGCGGGCATATCTTCGTGCTTCTTGAGTTCCTTACCGACGCCCTTAATGGCCTTCATTTCGGCCTTGTGCATCGCAGGAGACTCAACCTCGCCACCCTTCTTCATCATAGGACGAGCAGGGGGCATACGAGAGGCAACGGTGGGAGCGGGCAGAGCAGCGGCACGCATTGGACGCTTAGCGGCCATAGCGCGTGCTGCAGGGAGATTACCCATAGGAGTAGTCGGCGCGGGAGTACGGGACAAAGCGCCCATCACTCCCCCGTCCATCTTTTTTACGGGTTTAAATCCCTCCTTGGCACCTTCACGATGCATCCGAGCGTGCGTAGCACTGCCGCCCTTTTTGAGCTTCAGTTCCACGGTCGGCTCGGTGGTCATCATCTTGACCATCGGCTTAAATTCGCCCATGTCAGCCTCCTTACACCTTCTGAGCGTATACCACCGTGAGGCGGAAAACACCCTGAGTCGTGGAGATGGTGCCGTTCGGATCAACCGTCACAACCACCGATTGGCTGGTGCCAACGTCGGCCATTGCGGTCAATTGAGCAGCGGTGAAGGTCAGAGCAGCGCGTCCACCAGAGATGCAGTCCGTAGCCGACAGGTACTGGGTACCAGCGGCAGCGGTGCCGATCGTGATAGGAACGGTAGTAGCCGTGCCACCACCAACCACCGGCAACGTCGTGCAATCAATAAAGAAATTAATGATTTGCGAGTATGCCGGGATGGTGATGGTCGAGCTAACTGCCGTGCCAGCGGCCACGGTCGTGACAGTCGTGGTCTGAGCCGTGACGACGAAACCGCCGTCAACGGTATCAGACAGAGCGTCAGTACCGGTGCGCACTGTCGAACCAAAGTACGTTTGAGCCATTGTCTTTCTCCTGAAGGAGAGGGAGCCGAAGCCCCCTCAAGGTTTAGACGCCGGGGGTACCGTACATGGCACGCGGGTCAGTGAAACCCACGTCGTAACGCTCGGTAGCCTTGTAACGCATCGAGTCCGTCTCGAAGTCGCCTTCCATGGTCTTCTCCAGAGCGCGGCGCATCAAGAGCTTCATGCCCTCGGGAGCGTCGGTCTGAACCCACCATGCGTTGGCGTTGGTCAGACGGGACAGAACGGCAGCGCCTTCGTCCAGCAGACCAATCGATTTCACGGGGTTGATGTCGTTGTTGGCGGTACCGGCACGCAGAACCGACTTCAGCAGCACTTCGGCCTGGAAGATGTTGCCAGGAGCGACCACCAGTTGGCGGGGCACCAGACGGATCTTCTTGCCGTTGTTGTCCACCGCTTGACGGATCTGAATCAGCATCTGCTCCAGAGAGGTCTGGGACAGGTTGGCTGCAGTCGTCAGCAGGTTGGAGAACGTACCGTTGACGATCGGGTGCGAAGCTGAGTTCAGCTGCACGCCGTCACCACCGGGATAGGCACTGTTGAAAGCGCGGTTCAGAACGTTAGCCGACAGCGTTTCCTTCGTCTCAATCAGAGATTGAGCGAGGTGCTTGGCGTACACCTGACCGATACGGATGTGATCGCCGTCCTCGACCAACACTTTGGTCAGCGCGAAGGCCAAGCCATAGACTTGGTACACATAGCGCTTCAGGAACAGCACGCCGCCCTGCTGATACGAAACCGGAGTTCCGTCAGGCAGTTGGGGAGCGGCACCAAATCCGTACAGGACCGGCTCTTCGTGGTAGTTACGGGGGATACCTTGTTCCTCGCGGAACACACGGGACCACTCGTCCTTGCGTTGTTCGTACACACCATCGAAGCACTCATTGAGGATAGGCTCAACAATGCTACGGAAGTCTGTACTTCTCATCGGGGCTGCCATGACTCATGCCCTCCTTTACAGTGCGGTTCCAGCAACACCGGCGAATTGGAATTCGGCGATGGTTGCACGGACGATTACAAAAGGATCACCCCAAGCATTGTCGGGGTACGGGGCGATGTCCACAATGCGCATTTGCGCCGTGTTGGGCGATGCCACAACACTGATGGACAGCGTGGCCTGAGACAAGCCCGTGGTCGTAGAACCAGCGGTCGTGTTGCTCAGGTCAGCCTCAGCACCGATAGCGGTCTGAGTCAGGGTACCATCGGTCTGGATTTCGTAAACGATGTTGGGATCGTTGTAGAAATACGCGACCACCGAGCCCACTTGGAAGGACTCATTTGCGGGCCAGTAGTTGCTGACACGACGGCGACCGGTGGAATCCGTCCACTCGACACCGGCGAAGGCACCGAGGAACGAATCGCCAGCAGCGGCGACGACGATATAGCCACCAGTGTCCATCTTGACGGGCTGACCCTTCAAGATATTGGTGGCATAGCCAGCAGAGACGTTGCCGCTCGTAGAGACGGCTTGAATACCGTTGGCAAGCGCTTGAGCGCGGTCCAGACCAGAGGGATGGAACGCGGGGCGCAAACCGAACGGAGCAGAGGTAGCAGACATTTGCTTTACTCCATACAGGTTCAGATATCCGTCACTGGAACACAGGGACGGGCTTGGGCTTATCCATTTCCGAGATGCCCTCGCCTTCCACCATACCCAACGGCCTGCCCTTCGAGTCGCGACCGACCATCTGCTCCGCCTGGACACGGATCTTGTCCGCTTCGTCCTGGGGCGCATAATGGTGCAGTTCTGCCATGATCTCCTGATAGATTTCTTCAGGGATCTTGTACAGGAGCATCTCGTTGCAAGCGACGAACCCAGTGTGCTCTCCGGCTTTAACTCGATAGTTCTCAAAGCCCGGCACCTCGTCACCCATCACAGGCGTGTAGCCCATGCGGAGACGTTTGTGGATGGGATCGTACCCGTTAGTGGTAGATAGCCAGCATACATGGAAACCCGGAATCGCCGGGGGAGTTGGAAGAGATTCTTGAATCCATTCCGATCTGAACATCTTACGACGTTCTTGCGCGCTCGCCAGTTCCTCCGTAGCCGCACCGCGTTGACTGTCTTGCGTTGCGCGAGACTCGCGGCCACCTGCGGAAAGATCTTTTTTCAGTCGGTCATCACGTGTCATGATATTAACCCCTATTGTTGTTGCTGCGGTCATATTCCGCGTACTTCTTGATCATGCGGTTACGCTCGGTAATGTTATCCCATTTACCGGCTTCCTTGATGGCTCGCACCCGTTCGGGCGACAGACGGAACTCGCCGGGTCGTGCCGACGATGAGTGTTCGCGTCCTGAGCCAGTAACCACAGTTCGGGGTCTCCTGTCTGACGACCGACTATTTGATTCGTCATTGCCACCATTATAGCGGTGTGGCAAATATTTTGTCAATCGGCGGTCAAGCTCGTCCCAGTAATCGGGGGTCGTCGGGTCCCAGCCCTCGGCGACGAGCTTCTCGTCGATCTTGGTGGCTACCTGGGAGTCCATATCCGTCCCGTTGGGGTCGTACCACTTGTTCCGATCCATCCACCGGCCAGCCTGCTGCTTGAGCAGGGGGTCCGGGGCCTTCGGGACAGAGTGTTTCGCCGAGCCGTCGCTATCGACCGCCTTTTTCTTGAGGGCTTCCAGAGCCTCGACCTGCCGCCGAGCCTCGTACCACGCCTCGTTCGCCTCGGCCAGGGAAGCGCCGTCTGCCATTTCAGCGGCTTCCTTGATCTTCATCTTGGCGTATTGCAGACGAAGGTGGCCGTCCTCAATCGCCTTGTCCAGACGGGCGAGGTCGGACCCGGCGGTGCGCTTCTCCAGGACCGCCAAACGCTCGGCCATCTGCTCATTCTGGCGCTTGAGCGCCTGGATGAGGTGGTTCGACTCGTTCGTCCGGGCCTTCTGAAGCTGCTTCTTAAGCCGACGCTCCTCCCGTCGTGCCTGCCGGATGGCCTCACGCTCGGGGTCCGGGTCGACCTGGGAGTCATTGTCGTCGTCCAGGTCATCGCTGGCCGACTGGGATTGACGATCATCGTCCAGATCGTCTACCGGGGGTAGATCGTCCGGAGACATCTTGACCACTGCAGAGCCGTCGACATCCTCGGCGACTTGCATTTCCAATTTGTCTTGTGCGTTCACAGGAATGCCCTCACTTTCAAGGGATCACCCGTCACCTTGGCGATGACTTCGTGATCGTTAAAGATGGAGAAAAGCGCGGTATCTTCGGTGCCTTCGATCGGCACCTCCCACCGGTCCCCACCCCACTTTGGCATGCGAACGAAATCGCCCACCTGCACCCAGTTGCCCTCGGGCCAAGGCTCGAGAGAGTCGCGTTTCTTGAAAGCAAGCGGACCCATCGCAATCACTCGCGCGACTTGCGTGTTCCACTTCTCGGTTTCCTTGGTCTCCTCGACCAGCACAATACCAGACTTGGTGGTAGTCTTCCTCACTTGCCGCCACTGGACAAGGATTCGGCCACCTACTGGCATAGCACCGGGGTCTACTGCCGGAAATGCTTCCTGCAACTGGGCTTCGTTCAAAGCCACCGGTTCATTCATTTGACTCATTATCGTCGGGGTCCTTCAAAAGGTCGTTTAAGATTTCCAGGGCTTGTTCAAGCCCTTGGTGCTGACCTACCAAACGCTGGTAGGCTTCAAAGGTGACGGCGTTACCCGCCACCAATGACTGGGCGATCGTCGCTTGGCGACTTCTGATAGCACCGATGAGGTCGCTGACGTATCGCATTTACTTCTTCTTGGCTTGCGCCAGGGCACCGCCGCCGGTCTTGCGTGCGGGTGCCGGGGTCTTGGCGGGCTCCTTGCTGCCCAGGGTGCTACCGTCAAGCGCGGCACCCATGGCGATACGCTTGTGATAATTCACGTCCTGACCCATCTGCTCTTGATTCGATGCCATGTTAGGCTCCTAGTGCTCGTTGTGCGCTTTCTTGCGCGGTGAGTGCAGTGGTCAACTGCTCCTGTTGCAGACGTCGCGCGTCGTGCGACAATTCTGCGCTCTTGATCCGCTCCTCGGTCAGATTATCTGACGCGTTGAGCGCGATATCGATTTGCTGCTGGCGATTCTTGTGCAGCGTGTCCTGCGTCAGCCGCTTCTCGGCCAGGATCGTGTCGGCCTGATCCTTCATCTTGCGACGCTCGGTCTCGGCCATGCTGGTCTGCAATATCACCTGATCCGCGCCGTCCATCGGGGGCTGCGGCTTGAGCGACTGCATGACCTGCAGCATATGCATGACAGCGGGCTGCACCTTAGTGAGCGTCTCTTTCGCGTCCATCATCGTGTGCTGCGACGCCAGTGCAAAGAGCTTATCGACCTCACCAGTGATGCCCGCGATGTCGTAATCCTTCACGGGACGACCGAGACTCTCCTCGACGTAGCCATTCATGTGGCCCATGTACCACAGCATCAAATGCTGCTTGATGTGCTCGAGGGCTTGCGGCAGGAATTGCGGCGCGATGATCGGATTGCTGCCCAGCATCGGGTTCAGCGCGAAATCCAGGTGCGCTTGCAGGTGCGCCAGTTGATTCTGGTGCGGGTATGCAAATGCTGCGCGACCGATCGCCATCGCCGCGTTCTCCTCCGCTGCGTTGATCTCCATCGGCTCGGCGGTGGCGGGCATCAGTTCCTGGACGTTCGGCACCTTCATCTGCTTGAGCGCCCGCTGCACCACGGCACGGCGGTCGAACAGATCTGGGTACTTGTCCATCATGGCCATGACCGCCTGGGTCTGCGCCATGCGCTGCGTCTCGGAGAAGATGTGCGGGTCCGAGACCGGGATCACGTCGCTGTTGCGATTGAAATCCTCGCGCTTGATGTCCAGTTCCTGAACGATGTCGCCCTTGTGCATCTCGTCCAGGTACCAGCGGTTGATCCGCTGCAGGATCTTGAGCACACGCGACTGCGAGTCATGCAACCGTGCGTGGATGGCCGAGAACACCTTCGAGCCTTGCTCGATCAGCGCCTGGGCAGTGCCCACCGGCGTCGTCGCGCTCACGTCGGCGATCTTCTCCTCGGCGGTCGTCACCACGCCCTTGGCCGCTTCGGTCAGGAAGCCCACCAGCTTGAACAGAGTCTCGCTGGGCGGGTTGAACGGCATGGGCATCGCGATCTTGCGGATATCGTCTACGCCCGGTGCGCCCTCGATTTCCGTGATCTGCGTAACCTCCACATTCTGACTCTGGCCCGAAATCTTAGCCCCTTTGAGCTTGAGCATCGTTGCGGCATTATTAATATGCGCAGTATCAAGAAGAGCGCGCAAGCCGCCAGTAATTGCGGCACTAAGACCGCCAATAAGATGAGGTAGTCCGATTGCATACGCACCACGCCACGGGATGAATTTGAACTCGGTGATCCAGTCGAGTTTCGCCATCGTCTCGTCGCCCTCCTCCCAATTACGATACAAACCCAGCACTTCCGTGTTGAGTTCGTCGATCATCAGGATGTAAGGCGCGAGTTCCCCCTTCGAGTGCGAGTCCTCCTCAACCTCCAGCATCACGTAGACGTGGTACACGCGGCGCGTGCCGTCCACGTTATCTTCCCACTTCTTGCCCTCGATCTTGTCGTTCGCCTTTTCGGGGCCGGTGGGCTCGGGCTCCATCGTGGCACGCACGATGTTGACGTCACGATACAGGCCAGACGCGATACGCGACTCGAATTCCTGCTGCGTGATGTCCTGCATTTCGGTCGCACGCTGCGCCGTGTAGAAGTTCGCAGAGGAGAAAGGCAGGATGACGTTATCGATCGGAATGAACTCAGCGACCGGGCGCTTCTTGCGCGGGTCGTAATACAGCTTGAGGTACTGCGATCCGCCCAGCGGCAGTTGCGTGAGCATCTGCTCTTCTTCGTCGCGGAATTCCTCGATCTGCTCGGTAAGCTGCCAGTTCATGAAGTCGCGCTTACGCTCGGCACGCTTCTCCTGCTCTTCGGTCACGTCGCCCACGATGTTGGTACGCACCGGGCCGTCGGGCGGGAAAAGCTCCTTGATGGCACGCGACTCGAAATCGATACAGGCTTCTGCCATGGCGGGGTGCACCACACGGCTCGCACCCTGGAACTGCGCACCACCGGGCGCGTCGTTGCCCATACCCGTGCGCTTGAGGCCTTCCTCGTACTGCTTGTCACGCTCCTTGCGTGCCTCCTTGTCTTTCTCGATTAGCTCGATGTACTTGAGCGCGATCGACGACAAGTCGTAGTTCGGGATTTCCTCGGCCAGATTCCCGTAGAAGTCCTGGTCCTCGTTCGGCCCCTTGAACTCGTCCATGCGCACGATGGCCGAACCATCCGGCTGCTCCTCGACCTCCGAGAAATCATCGTCCAGGTCGAACATGATGCCTTCGGTGTCCTCAGGTCCTGCCTGGGGGTCCATCTGCGGCTGCGGGAATTCGGTGGCCATATGTATCTTTCGTTATTCGAGACCGTACTCGGCGATGTCGCGAGAGAGAGTCTTCAAAGTATTGTACAACTCCGGGTCTGCCGCCTTGACCGATCGCATAGACTGACGCATTTTACCCATAGGTGACCCATAAGCTCTCTCTACACCAGTCAACGACTGCCACGCCTCACCGGGTGTGACTTTGCGCTCAAATCCCGAGGTGGCACTAAACGGGTCGAACATGTTGTAGTATGCACGCTCGATGTCGTCGGCCCCGACATTCTTAAGGCCGGTGCCGAGATCGGACTCTATCATCCTCATGATGCGAGGGAAACTGTAACCCATCTTGAGACCCTCGGCGATCATTCCTGGGATCATGGCCTCGGTCACCACAGGTATGACCGGTGCTGCCTGCGTGGCTCGCGACAATGCGCCCGCCACACCAGTGGGAGCCGGGACATCCAACGCCTTGGCGACATCGCCCATCGGCAACATGCCCTGAATGGCTTGCGATCCGGCGGTCTTGAGCACCATGCGACGAGAAACCGGGGTCTCGGCGATCGACTCCATGACCGAGCGCTTGCTGCCGGTGCCTGGGTCCACATCCACACGCGTGCTGGTGACGCTCGGTGCCTCGCCTTTCTTGCGAGCCTGCTGCTCGATGCGCTGCACCTCTTGCTCGACCTTGGACAGCGGATACTGCTGCGACTGGGTGGGCAGACCGAACAGCGAGCGGCGCGTGAGGCCCTGCTTGCCGATAAGCTCGGCCTGCATTTCGTCCAGAGTCTTCGCTTTGGTCGCGGTCTTGATACCGCCGGTGGCCATGCCGCCTTTGGCATACGGGCTCAAATCGGCCAGTATCCGACCGGCATCGGTAATGTCGGGCTGCGTCTGGTCGGGGAGCACCGGGCCACCCTCGGCATACTCACGCTTGCGACCCATGATGCCGGCGTCCGGCATCGGGCGCGGCTGCGTGGCGATGAACGGGCTTTCGCGCATGACACGCGGGCGGGTCGGTACGAAAACGTCTGCCTGTGACTCGGGGATCATCGCACGCTGCCTTGCCATGGCCTGGGGCAGCAATTGCTCGAGGATGGCACGCTCACGCTCCTGCGCAAGACCACGCTTCATGCGCTGCTCGGCGATCCACTCGGCTTCGCCAGCGTTCAACTCGGGCGAGTACACGGCAGCACCCTGCGGGAGCAGACGGGACATCCGGCCCACCAGCGTGGCCACGTCCTCGGGCGAGAGTTCGGCCAGGAATGACCGCAGGGTCGAATCAGACGGCATAAGGGTTCACCTTCTTTTCGCGGTACTCGTCGTCCACGTATTCAGTGTCAGGTGCCACCGGGTCGATGTTGATGAAGCCCATGTCACGCAGCAAACGCAGCGCTTGGCTCATTGTATCAGTAAGGTCGTCACGCTCGGACTCGGGAAACGAGCAGACCTGCGACACCAAGACCTCGGCCCAGTCGCGCGGCTGGCCCCGGTGCACGACGGATTCGGGGATGTACACGCGCCCGTGGGCGATGATGTTGGCCACCAGATGCAGACGCTGGGTCTTGTCGGCGCGGCCCGGGTTGTATGCGCGGCACGGCACCCCAGCACGCTGCAGGTCCTGGATGATCGAGATGCCTGAGGCCTTGTCCTCGACCAGCACCATGTCGACTTTCTTGCCGGGTTCGCCGTAGATGGACTTGTACTCGTCGATGACTTTCGTGCGCAGGTCCGGGTAAGGCAGGAATTCCTCCCAGCAGTCGATGAGCATGACGCACATCGGCGAGTCGTCGGTCGGACGAAACACGCCCCACACGCTGCACGCGGTCGGGTCGTTGATCGTCTTGTCCGTGTACGCGCAGTCGTAGGACTGCAACACATACAGGAAGTTGGGGAAAGGCTTGTTCGCGTCCCACAGTTTAAACCAGGGGCGCTTGACGATGCCGTAATCTTCCGGGTCGATGATCTCGGCGTACAGTTCCTGCCGCCCGATGCGCGTGCCCTCGTACTGCGAGATGATTTCGTCGCGGAAGGTCGGGGCCAGATTGTTGAAGTTCTCGTGCGTCGTGCCGGTGGTCACGAATGTGCGGTCGTCCTGGTACAGCCGCTTGATGATCGGCACGGGCTTTGGCGTGGTCGTCACGCAAACGCGTGGCCGCTGGCCCAGGCGCAAGCCGAACATCAGGTTCGACCACATATCCTCGGCGTTGCGGAATTTCGCCAGTTCGTCCACCCAGGCCAAATCGTGCTGCGGACCGCGCAACGTCTCGGGGTCGTTGTCCGAGTAGATCGTGGCGATCGCCCCGTTGGGCCACTCGAGTCGCCGCTTGGACGGCACGAATGTCGGCTTGCACGCAGGATGCGAGATCGCCAGGATGCCCGACTCGCCCTCGATCATCACGTCACGCGCGTCGCCCGCGTCCTCGGCCACCAGCGCAATGCGACCGGCCAGCTTATTTTCGACGTGGTAGCGCACGAACTCCGCGCCACACCGGGTCTTTCCCCACCCGCGACCGGCCAAGATGAGCCACGTGGTCCACGCGTCATCATCCACCGGCACCGTCTGGTTGGGCCGTGCCCAGGTCGTCCAGTCGTAGAAAAGCTCGAGCGCCTCCCGGTCCGACAACTCCGACACGAACTCGTGCCAGTTGTGCGGGTCCAGCGCTTGGGCTTTACTCTTCTGCCTTTGCTTTTTGCTGGAGACGTTGGGCAAGACGATCACGCAATCCCTCGATGTTGATGTTCGAGTCGAGTTGCCCCGACACGTTCATGTTGACTTCCTTGGACCGGAACTTGGCGTCGTACCCCATCAGGGTAAACTGCAGGAGGCTGTCGCTGAATTTCTTGACCGTCTCGCCGGTCTTGAGGCCCTGGTGCACCAGCGGCTCGTCGTGACCAACCACCGACCTGCGGTACGCCTCGGCACGCATCGTGTCGACCATTTCTTCCTGGATCGACTCCATGAGCGAATCAAAGAGCGGGTGGATCTTGCGCCACTCGATCATCGTATTTCGCGACACGTTGGCCTTCGTGTACGCGTGCCGGAGACTGAACCGAGCCTCGGCGGGACCATCCCGGAACTCGGCGATGATCATGAGCATCCGGTAGGCTTTCGTCTCCTCCAGTTGCTTCAGCACGCCACGGGCCACCACCGCAGGATTGTTGCAGGTCGGGCTTTCGGCACTGAGCGACGCAGAGCTATCCGGGTACCGCACGCGATCGCGCTCGATGGCGTCCAGCAGGGCACGGACCGACACTCCGGCTCGACGCTCATAATCAGCAAGCGTCTCGGGGCCAATCTCGTCCAGCGTGATGAGGGAGGCAAGGAATTCCGGGTGCATGGCGCAGATTACACCACAAACCCCACCGGTACTACAACCCGGGTACGTTATCCCAGCCTCGGGGCTTTGATCCACGCAAGTTAGCGTCCGCTAACTGCTTTCATGCACGTACACGAGAGAATACTGTGCAGCCTAGTGTGGTGGTGGAGGGGTGCTGGGCGTCTGGAAGCCCTTTATTAGGGTCGACCCTAATGCCTTATTAGGGAGAACCCTAATTCTGTTACATCGAGATGGAACACAGATGTAACAGGCCACCCTTCCAGAGCCCGCGTCCTTCTTCGCTTTTCCGAGGTTGTTCCATTGTAGTACCCGTTCCACCTAATACCCCCGCATATCTGGTTTTCGAACCAGAGTCTCGCGGGTACGTGCATGTGTAACAATGTAACACGACCCCCTTCTCTCGACTGGGAGAGGGTGTTACATCATCCGTTCCATCTGGGTACTACGGTGTAACAGGCTTCTGTTCACCGGCGGGATCGTCTCCCGCCCTCCGGCGTTGCGCACGGAGTGGGCAGAGCGTAGACTCTGCCTCGGACTCGATTAAACCACTATCCCCGCAGCACGTCAAGCAGCGCTTGGGGTCCGACCTTTCGCTTCTCCTCCAGCAGTCCTTCGCCCCTGGCGTGCAGTCGGATGTCGTCCTGCGTCCAGTGGTCCACCACCCGCAGCGCCAGGGTGTCGGGCAGCACCAGCAGTTCCCCGGTGTGCTCGATCCCCACTACGAGCCACGCCTTGCCGCCCTGCGCGTGGTGCTGCTGCATCCAGTTCCTCTGGTTCTGCGTCCAGTGTGGGATTTTGAATTTCGTCGCTTCGGTACGTGGCCAGTTGTTCACCACCTTCAGTTCGATCCACCCCCGCCCCAGGCGGTGGCTGAAGTACACGTCCGGCGTCCCGGCCATCACCCGATTCTCGATCCGTTCGGCGAACCACCTGCCGGTCAGACGGTCGCGCAGCCAGTCCCACAGCCGCTGCTCGGGCAGTCTCATACTTCCCCGCCCTCCGAGTCCGCCGCGAAGGTATCTCCGTGGCCCCGGGAGACGCTCTCGACCGGGGGATAGCTACTGATATACCCGCCCTGGCTGTCGAGCGTCGTGAGGTACTCCCCGTTGAACGACGAGCGCTGCACGTACCGGATCTCCTCGGGGTACGGCTCCCGCTCCCCGGTCTCCTCCGAGTACGACTCGCTGTATCGGCGGGTGAAGTCCGCCAGCCTTTCGCGGGAGTCCATGAACACGGTCGCCTGATATTCACCCCGCAGGAACATGTCGTACCATTGTGTCACTTGATCACCCTCCTGAGTGCGTTCCTAAGCCTCATCGATTGGACACCGGCGTTAGGGGCGTCGAGAATCCCCGGGTCGATCCCGTATTTCCGGCACAGGAACTCGCGCCCCTTCCGATCCCTGTAAGTGGACACTAACTCGGCGACCCGATCGTCCGCTGGAAGCTGGACGGTCCTGGGTGCCTTAGGCAGGGTCTCCTGAGCCCTCCGTGGGGCCTCCGTGGCCTTCTCGGATGCCGGGTGGTACTTAG